GTTTTTAGTTTCATTTTCCCTGTGTATAAATCGTTATATAATATTATCAATTACCTCAATAATCTCTCTTAACTCACTTCTCTCAAACACACCCTTTAAAGTGTCTTTATAAGTTTTTATCTCCAGCTCATAATAATCTTTCTTAACCTCTTTAATCTTAACTCTTGCTTTCATCATTATCTAATTTTAGTTATATTTTTAATCTTTAGTCTAAATGTTGCTCTTGTTGTGTAACCCATTTGCAGTTCTACCCATATATTACCAATCAATTTATTTGCATAAGAATACCTCCAATATGTTTTTAGTGTTCTGTTATTGTAGAACTCAACATACTGACTACCTATTATAGAGTATTTTAATGATAGATATTCTCCTTTGTTATCCATATACTCATTATTCTTATCAATGTACTTTAAAACACCTGTAATGTTTATTTTAGGTTCTAATACTTTGCCATCCTTTTGTAAGATACCTCTAGGACTTAAAAAAACATATTCAGATATCTTTTTATTTAATTGTGATAGTGTGTGTAAGTTCCAAGCTGGATTCCTTATTGCACACCATTTGTAAGCAGTCCAAAAGTTTTCCTTATAATTATTAGTCTTTGCCCACCAATCAACATTCCAACCAAAACCATCCTCATCATCAAAGTAAATCCAAAGTAGTTTATTTCTTACTATTTTAAATCTTCTTAACAGATAAGCAATAGGAAATACAACAGGAGCAGATATAAACCCAAACAGATTTAACATCATTATTCTAAGCCATTTTAAATATATCATAATTATTTAAGTTTTAAAAATTCAGCGTTCTCGTTTTTTATAAACCAATCTTGATTCTCATAATACTTATCTACTACTGCATCAATCATTACAAGCTCATCAATAGAAGCAGTCTTAATCTTGTCTATAAGACCATCTATCTTGTTTAAAACATTGGTACACATCTCAGGGTTATTAGTGTAGATTATAGAATAATCATCTTTAAACACTCTCTCCAGCATATCACTTGTCCTGTTGATTTGTAGTTTTATATTATGCTTGTAGGCATTTGATCCCTTTAACTCGTCATTTGCTTCTAGTAGAAGCTGACTTAATATAACTACTTTAAGATAGTTTAGATGTCTGTCTGTTATTTGTTCTCCTCTATCCATTGTTTTTGTTCTTTTCTTAAATGTTTAATTTCCCTTTGTAAATAATCTAAAGCCTTTTCTAAGTCTTTTAACTCATTATCTTTTTTACCAGCTCTTATGATATACTTTAAGATGTTTCCTCTGTTAAAATTGAGCTGATAGTCTTTTATAACATCTATAACATCATAGCCTTTATTACTATTGTATCTTAATGGTGTACTCATTCTGTTCTTAGTTTTAATAAGTTATAACACTCTATGTATCTTTGTTTAGCTTTTCCCCTGTGTATTTTTTTAAACAGTTCATAGATAGCTTTAGTAAATTGGTATTGTGTCTTACAGTCTTTTAAGTATTTCTCTGAAAACTTCTTACCATATCCTTTGCAGTAATTAACATTATCAGCAGTATCTCCTATTATCATTTGCTCATAAAAATTATATAAAGCCTGATACTCTGATATGTTGTAAACCTCTCTGTGTTTAAAATGATAATTATACATCAAACAAGGAAACTGCTTATAGTCCTTGTCAATAGAAACTATCATCACATTATCTCTACCATACTCATTACTTAACTCTTTCCAATACCTAGCAACAAGATCATCCGTTTCAATACCATAACCATACAATCCATCATAATGCTCTCTTACAAAGTTATGCATATCATTAAGTAAAGGAGGAAGTTCAGCGTTTCTATTTGCTTTATACTTTTTTGTAATAAGTTTTCTGAAATTACCTTGTGAATAGTTAAAGTTATATATTTTGTCAATCTCGTAATCCTCTTCTAAGTCATTAACTATTTTAAAATATTGCTCTTCAAATTTAGCAATAGAATCCTCTATGTCTGTATAATGCTTCTCCTCTCTGTTTTCTTTTTTAGAAACTAAACAGGATGCAAATACTAAACTATCACAATCAATTAATAATATCATTTTATATTTTATTTATATTCCACAATAACCACTATCACATTCATTAAAATCATCATCAAATAATTGAATTTGTGAACCAAATTTTAATATATCTTTATATAAGACTTTTGAATTAAATTTGTTTCCTGTTTTATTTTCTTGTTTAACAAACCAATTAAAACTTTTTTTATCTTTTTGAGCAATATGTGACAAAAATAAAGGAGTTCTATTTACACATCCAACACAATTATTTCTATATGCAAATCTAACATTTTGATTATCCCAATAATTATAGATTGTATCTTTTTGTATATTATCTTCTATTAAGGGAAACTCAACATATCTGTAAGGAATTTCTGCCCACTTATTAGTTTTTCCGTTTTTAGACTTTCCTATTATAGTTTTAAAGTGTTCTAAGCCATTTTCATCAGCACGATCTAATATATTAGCCATTCTGTTTTTTTCTGTTGGTCTTAAACCTATTCTCATTCTTATTGGTAGTTCTGTATTTTCTTTTAAAAAATTAAATATTGGTATTATTTTCATATCAGTCGTGCAGAATCTAGCCATTTGGTTAGGTAAATAATTTCGGTGATTTTTAATAACTTGTTCAAATGTTACTCCACTAACCCAGTTTACTAATTGACCTGTTTTTTGCTCTAAATCTAGTATTGTATATATTATCTCATCCATTTCGACTGTTCCAATAAATTCTTTTCCAATTTTATCAGATACAATCTGCCTTGTTTTTTCATCATTACCATTCATCCAAAGATTATCTTTATCCTCTACTCTAACTAAAGCAAATACATTTAAGTTAGCTGGATAATGCTTCATAATATATGCTGATGTCTTGCCTCCACTAATTGAATTAACTGTTATCATAATTTTAGTTATTCGTTATCATATAAGTAACACTCTCTACTACAAAAACCCTTATAGCTGGTGTTAGGTGAGCAACAATGTTTACACTCAGGTTCTTGCTTAATATCGCTTTCCTCTTCAAAACAATACTCACACTCTTCTACCCAATCAGTATCAAAAAAATGATGATGATTGTGACAATATTCTACACTCATAATTTTATATTTAGTTTTGTTATTTGTTTTTCTAATTCCTCTATCTTACTATCAGCTCTTCTAGAGCGTTCTACTGCATTATTTTTATCAGCTCTTAGTAATGATATTCTTTTTTTGTAAACCTCGTTCTCTGTTCTTATTTGATTAACAAACAAGCCTATCTCTCCTATTGCTTGTACGCAATTACTTAAATCTTTATTAGTTGGTTTATCCTGTGACCATTTTAGTAGTTTGTTACCTAACCAATCAAACCACAGGATATAACTTTTACTTTGTAGCTCTGTCATTACTTAGTAAATAGATTGTATTTTAATCTTACTTTAGTCCACCAAGTTAAATGCTGGTACTCTTTCTCTGTGTAAATGTTTACCCTACCATTAATAATAATAGCGTGTAACCCTGATGATAATACTTTGTGTGTCATTTGTTTTGTTTTAATTAATAAAAACCAAATATAAACAATAAATGTTAATAAACAAATTATTTCATTCTTTCAAAGTAATCATCCCATACACCTTTAACATCAGGATCATTATGGTTTATAATTGCTGCTTGACTTTCCTTTAAAAGATAACAAGGCTTTAAAACTCTTTTTTTAGTCCATAAAGTAGTATCAGGACAATAAATGTTTTTTACTTTTAAATCTTTTAAGTTGTTCAACCAAAACATATAATTTCCATTAGAATCATTTACAAAATAAATAGCTACTTTATTAGTATTGATAAGATTATTAAATTTAGATACCTCTATTATTTTTTCATCATAATACTTTTTTCTAAACTTCATCTCAATAACACACTCATATCCTTTAGGAGTTAAACCCATAGCATCAAAAAACTCAAAACCATTACCTGTATGAGTTAAATTCCATCCATCAACATTAAGTAAGTCTATTACTGCTTTTTCTAGTGTATGAGTTTTACTCAGCATATTTCTTGTCTAAATTATTAATCCAACTTTTAATCTCTGAACCATTACAGGTGCAAGGTTCGTGATACTTGTGATTAAACAATTCAGCGTGAAGAGTAAACATTGGTTTTAATTCTGCTTTTTTAAATCTTGCTGGATTAAACTCAGCTTTAAATTTTTCCCAAATTAATTTCTGTTCTTTATTCATATATTTTATAAATTATAATGAGTTCCATTGATCCCTCCGTTTATCACATCCACAGTCCTTGCCTAGCTTCTTGCTTATTGTTTTTACTAGGTAATGTATTCCTGTGTAAAAAGTAATATAATATACTATGTCACCTAATTTCATCTATAATATGTTTTTTTGTGTTTCTGTAAGTATGGTATAATGACACATAACTAATTTTAGTATCTCTACTTAATTTAGCTATACTAGTACCTGAAGCAATTA